CAAATGGGTTGCGGGACAAGACTTTAAGAACAGAACTATATTTGAAGACTTTTTATTTATGGATAGGGCAAATAGACCTGTAGGGGATAAAATACTTATTGATGTTTCAGAACTTGAAGGGTATCTAACATCAAGAAATGATAAAATGTCGGTTTATAGTTTAATGGGTATTATCTATAAAACTAATAACTTTATTTTTATGCCTGTACCTGCGTATACCAATTTCTATGGAAGAAATGAAAGAGTTAAAACAAGTGAACCCATACCTCAAGATATACCAAACGATTTATTCGGCACGTTTATGGAAGTTGATGTTAGAGACAGTAAACCAAAGATGTTGGGTATATATGCGGGAGAACCATCAACAAACTTAAGTATGGGTCAAAACGATAATTCAAGGAGGGGTGATGATTCATTTGACATTACAATACCGTCAACATGTCCTTTAAGAGAAAACCAACAAAATAAAACTGATTATTCCGATAGTAACTTATGTGTTGGGTTCCAAGTTGATTTTGGTAAAAGAAATCAGGGAGTGTTTAATAGTGTGTCTATAGATATGAATCAACATACAAATATCGGTCCGACATTTGAAGTACTCGCAGGTTTAGGTTCACAGGCCACAGGTCAACAAGTTGCACAACAATCACAATCTTTAGTTAATTTTTATAAAACAAGGAGTTATAAATGTCAAGTACAAAGTATGGGTAACGCGATGATACAACCTACAATGTATTTTAATTTAACTAACGTACCTATGTTTTATGGTCCATATATGATAATGAATGTCAATCATAGTATTACATCTAGAGGTTTTACAACACAATTCGAGGGGGTGAGAATGCCTAAGTATTCACTAACACAACCAGATAAATTGGTTGCTAGTGTTAATAAGGAAATATTAAAATCATATAAAAAGAAATTAAAAAATTATCAAGACAACACATCTACAGGTAAAACAAATAATACAATTACATTATCTAACTTAACAGACATTAAACAGGGTTCAGTTGAAAAGTGCCAATCCCTAACCAAATATCCTGATAAGGTGTTTGTCGATTTAGTTAAGACCTCTATTAATGCAAATACTATAAGTCAGTATTTAAACAATCAAAATATTAGTAGTAAAATAAAGTTATTTATTTATGGGATTTCAACACAAAATAAATCTTTAAGGGAGAATGTTTATAACTATAACCTATTAGATTTACCAACTAATAAAGAAATAAGACCGACGGAAAGAACAAAACATTTTAATGCGCAAGCGTGTGTTGAAAATAGTAATTTAATACTACCTATAGCTTCGTTTAATTCAATAAATGATAGTCTTAATTTCATGGTAGATACCTATAAGTCGCTAACGACTTTTGCGGATAGAATGAATGAATATGTGCAACTAACATCAGTTAATGATTCAATACCTAAAACATTAACACTTTTATACATGTCACAAATTTATGAATTAAATAGTGTTAACGGAACACCACAACAAGTTAATGATATTATTATGTCAAAGGTAAACAGTGATACGGAATATAAAAAAATATATGATATGTGGTTAGGTATATTTAAATCAGTAGTTAATCGAGTTTCATTATGAATATTACAATAAAACGACATATTTATTAATAAAAAAAGGATTATGGATATAAAAAATTTATTAGACGGTTACTTACAAAAAGATACAAGAGTAAGTGAAAAAGACCAAGGTAATGGTTATAAAGAGGTTTGTGATTTAGATACAGGTGATTGTTACACTGTAAGAATGAGGGATGGATTAATTGAGAGGGTTGATAATTCGATGAAAATAAATAAAACCTTGAGGGTAGAAACACCTACAGGTATGAAAACACTTTTAAACGGTTAAGTTATGTCAATAAATAGAAAAATTTTAAATGAAATAGAAAGATATAGAAATATAAATAGATATATCTTTGAACAAGAAGCAAATAACGCAGATACAACATCTGAGACACCTCCTCCACCACCACCTGCGGGTGATGATTCTATGAGTGATGTTAGTGGTGGATTAGGTACAGATACAGGTGTTGATGAAATACCTGAACCTGTGGATGTAGCAAATGACCCTGATGTTGAAGAGGTAGATTCTGAAGGTAATACTGTAACTGATACTACCACTGATACTGATACGACAACTAATGGTGGTGATAGTGAGGAATTAGATATTACTGAACTCGTCACAACTCAAAAAAATATCTCAGATAAACAAGACGAATACATGGAAGGTGTTTTAAGTAAACTCGATGACTTAACTAATAAATTAAGTCAAATGGATGGTATTTTACAAAAAATAGATAGTTTAGAACAAAAAGTTGAAAAGTATAGACAAAAAACACCTGAAGAAAAACTTCAATTAAGAAGTTTAGATAGTTACCCGTACAATCAAAAACTAACTGATTTTTTTATGGACAAACAAGGTGAATTTGAGAAGACGGGTAAACAAGAATATATTTTAACTCCAGATGAAATTGAAAGTTATTCAGATAAAGACATTAAAAAATCGTTTGACAGACCATTTGAAAACGAAGAAATGATGTAATATTGTGTATTGAAATATGAAAAAAAAGACTGTCTTATGACGGTCTTTTTTTTTGTGGTGATTTGACTTACTACTTTTCGTTGTTATATTTTACTTGAGTAAAAGATAAAATTTTAACAAACAAAAAAAAACAAAAAATGGCAAATGCACTTGACGCAGTACTGGCACAGTACGAAAAGAACACCACATCTCGTGGTGGTGGTGACGGAATGTCACAAGAAGAGAGGTTGAAGAAGTATTTCACAACTTATCTCCCTAAGGGGACTAAATCAGGACAGGCTCGTGTACGAATCCTTCCAACATCAGATGGTTCATCACCATTTAAAGAGGTATGGTTCCACGAAGTCCAAATTGACGGAAAATGGGTTAAACTCTATGACCCAGGCAAAAACGATGGTGAGCGTTCACCTTTGACTGAGGTCTACGAAGAGTTGATGTCAACGGGTAAAGAGTCTGATAAGAAGCTCGCGGGGCAATATCGTTCTCGTAAATTCTACATTGTAAAACTTATTGACCGCGACAATGAAGAAGATGGAGTTAAGTTTTGGCGGTTTAAGGATAACTATAAACAAGAAGGTATCCTTGATAAAATCATTCCGATTTGGAGAGCAAAAGGTGATATCACCGACGCTAACGAAGGTCGAGATTTGATTGTTGAGTTGGCAAAATCTAAGACCAATAAAGGTGTTGAGTATACTGTCGTTCAAACTATCATGTATGACGACCCAAGTCCTTTGAGTGAAGACTCAGATTTGATGAAGGAATGGGTAGAAGACGGAATGACTTGGAGCGATGTATATGCTCAGAGACCAACGGAATATTTGGAAGCTGTCGCTCGTGGTGAGACACCCGTATGGGATTCTGAACTTAAGAAGTTCGTATATGGTGACGATACCACAGAAACAATTGGAGGTTCTACTCCTAAAAAACAAACGGTTAAGGAGGAGTATGAGGACCCCCAAGAAGACATGGAGGTTGATGAAGACCTTCCTTTCTAAAAATCAAAACCTACAGATGGGAGGGTGTTATGCTCTCCCATCTTTTTCATGACGAAAAGTTCGTAACGAAAAGTTCGTAACGAAAAAACAGAAATACAATGGCAATTAAAAAAAACAATTTTAACGATATAAAGAAGAAATTCTCTTCTTCTGCTAAATTCAAACCTCAGAGGTTTTACGACTTGGGTTCTGAATTTTTGGACGCGGTAGGGGTACCAGGTCCGGCTATAGGACATATCAATATGTTCTTGGGTCACTCGGACACGGGTAAAACTACTGCGTTAGTAAAGGCCGCGGTTGACGCACAGAAGAAGGGTATCCTTCCTGTGTTTATTATTACAGAACAAAAGTGGTCTTTTGAACACGCAAAACTTATGGGTTTTGACTGTGAAGAAGTTGTTGATAAAGAAACGGGTGAACTTGATTGGGACGGGTTCTTCATCTTTAATAACGACTTTGAGTATATTGAACAAATTACTGATTTTATCAATAATTTGTTGGACTCCCAAGAGAAAGGAGAATTAGAGTACGACTTGTTGTTCCTATGGGACTCTGTTGGTTCTGTACCTTGTAAGATGACTTACGAAGGTAAGGGTGGTAAGCAACACAACGCTGCCGTTCTTGCCGATAAGATTGGTATGGGAATTAACCAACGAATTTCAGGTTCACGTAGGTCGGACTCAAAATTTGAAAACACTTTGGTTATCGTTAACCAACCGTGGGTTGAACTTCCTGATAACCCGTTCAGTCAACCGAAAATTAAAGCTAAGGGTGGTGAAGCCATTTGGTTGAATTCATCTTTGGTCTTTTTGTTCGGCAATCAGAAGGGTGCGGGAACGAGCAAAATCACGGCAGTTAAGGATAAGAGAAAAGTGAAATTCGCAACGCGTACAAAGGTTTCTGTACTTAAAAACCATATCAATGGATTGGGTTATGAGGATGGCAAAATTCTCGTTACCGCTCACGGATTTTTGGCAGGTAAAGACGCTGCCGAAGAAAAGAAATCTATTGAAGAGTATAAGTCAG